TGGTGGCCTGTCGGGCGCGCTTGACCTCGCGGCGGCTGGCGGTCTTGAGGTTGCGGATGCTGCTGGTATTGCGGCGACGGCTATCCAGACGTTCAACCTTGAGGGTTCGGACATGTCGCATGTGGCTGACCTGTTGGCGGCTGGTGCGGGTAAGGCGATGGGCGATGTCACTGATCTGTCTGCCGCACTGAATCAGACCGCTCTGGTCGCGAACTCGACGGGACTTTCGATCGAGGAGACGACGGCGGCACTGTCTGCGTTCGCGTCTCAGGGGCTGCTTGGTTCTGATGCGGGTACGTCGTTCAAGACGATGCTCGGTGCACTCACGCCGAACTCTGCGAAGGCTGCGGATGAGATGAAGCGTCTGGGTATCTCGGCGTACGATGCGGGCGGCAATTTCATCGGCCTTGAAGCGTTTGCCGGTCAGCTCAAGACTCAGATGTCCGGGCTTACCGATGAGCAGCGCAACGCGTCACTCGAGATCATGTTCGGTTCCGATGCTGTTCGCGCTGCGACGGTTCTCTACTCTGAGGGTGCTACTGGCATCGCGGAGTGGACGGACAAGGTAAACGACTCTGGGTATGCGGCTGAGACTGCGGCGACGCGTCTCGACAACCTGATTGGTGACTGGGAAGCGTTCACGGGCGCTCTCGATACCGCGTTCATTTCGATGGGTGAGGGTGCTGACGGGCCGCTTCGGTTCTTCGTGCAGCAGCTCACGGCTTTGGTCGACGGGTTCAATGGTCTGCCGGATTGGGCGCAGAATTTGGGGCTCGGTCTTGCCGCCGCTGCTGCCGGTGCTGGTCTGGTTGGTGGTGGTATCTTGCTCGCCATTCCGAAGGTCAACGATCTGCGGGAGGCATTGATTGATCTCGGCTTCGACGGTGACAAGGTTCTGGGCAAGCTGGGCAAGTTTGCAAAGCTGGGTGGCGGGTTTGTAGTAGGTTTCGCGGCTGCGGCTGCTGGCCTGGACCTTCTGCGTCAGGCCATGGAGAACATGGGCGACTCGGCTGAGGTCACTGACAACAAGCTGGCCTCTGCTTCGACTTCGGCTGAGGTTCTGAACGCCGCGCTTGGTAAGGGGTTTGGTTCGTCGCAGGACATCAAGATCGCCGAGAACGCGGTTGGTGGCCTGGCGAAGATGCTGGATCTTGCGAAGAGTGGCGCCCAGGCTACGGCGAAGGACATGTCTGGGGTTGTCGCGGCGGGCGAGGCTGTGATGAAGCTGGGCGGTGAGCTGGGTGAATTGGCTGGTTCGGATCTGCCGGCTGCTCAGGATGCGTTCCGGTTGCTGGCTGAGGATGCTGGCCTGACTGATGAGCAGATGTTGACGTTGCTCGACAAGATGGAGCCTTTCAAGAAGGCGCTGACGGAACAAGCGACTGCTGCGGGTGAGACTGCTGATGAGCAGACACTTCTTACTCTCGCGATGGGCGAGGGCGAGACGGTTGCTACTACCGCCGCAGATTCGTACATGGAGCAGGCTGACGCGGTTGCTGAACTTGAGTCGCAGTTCATGGATCTCATCGAGGCGATCGACAAGGCAAACGGCATGAACCGTGACGCCGTGACAGCCAACATCGACTATCAAGACACACTTCGAGATGTCGACGAGCAGATCCGAAACATCAACGATGGCGTGGAGGGGTTCGCCCGAGGTCTGGATATCTCGACTGAGGCTGGCGCGGCCAACAAGGAGATGCTGGTTGGCCTGTCTGAGGATGCGTGGAATGCGGCATCGGCTCAGCTTGAGTTGGATGGTGATACCGCGGCGTTTACTGCGACTCTCGAGGCTCAACGGCAGAAGCTGTATGACGCTGCCATTCAGATGGGTGCGAGCGAGGAAGAGGCGGCAACGCTTCGCGACACGCTTTTGAGTATGCCCGATAGTAAGACGATTCAGGTTCTTGCTGAGACGTCGGCGGCACAGTCCAAGGTGAACGGCCTGTGGGATAGCCTCAATAATCTCGCTGGGCGCACCTGGAATATCCCTGTGTCGACCACTGTGGTTGGCGAGGGAACTGTTCTCAAGCCAGACGGAAACGCGAACGGCGGCTTCTACTCCGGTGGCGTGAAGACGTTCGCTGGCGGCGGGTTTGAGCCGGGCATCTACCCATATGCGCAGGGCGGCATTCACAAGTTCGCTGAGGAGTACGACGAGGCATATATCAGCCTTGATCCTGCACGCAAAGGACGGTCTGAGGCCGTCTGGGTGCGTACCGGTCAGGAGTTGGGAATGTTCGGTCAGGGCCAGGCTGCTCAGACTCCCGCCGCACTCCCACCGATCAACGTGATCTTGGGCACCAAGGGCGGTATTGATCTGTTGCAGTACGTGGATGTTCGTATCGAGCAGTCAAATGACAGCTTGGGTTCTGGTTTGAGGGGGCGTTGATGGATTTTCGTTTGCGTCTCGGGGGCCTTGAGTTTGTTGGTGGTGCGGGCAGTCCGCGGTACACGGTTGCCGCTATCTCTGGTCTTGAGAGTGTCGGGATTCGCAGGGAGAACACTGAGCGGCCTAATGCGCACGGTTCCTTCCCTGCACCCGGTTACTTCGAGTCTCGCCGCATCTCATGGTCGGGGCTAATCCTGACCGAGAACGAGGGGGAGCAGGACCATGCGGTTCGTTCGCTCGCGGGCATCCTGGGTGGTGGGACTGGTCGTCTCACCGCCCAGGGAACTTCATCGGTCTGGACCGACGTGCAACGGGTTTCGGTGGAGTCTCAGATTGTCACTCCGGGAACAGTCGGGTCCTACTCGGTCTCGGTTGAGGCGCCCGATCCTTTCCTTTACGGGGAGACGGTGAGTTTCGGTCCCGATGTTTCAGTGACGGTACACCACCACGGGAACACGAATGCGGCACCTGATGTGACGGTCACTGGCACGATGCCTTCCGGGTATCGGGTGAATGGTCCGGGTGGTGCGCAGTACATCGTTTCTCAGGCTCTGACCTCCGCTGTGACCCACAGGATCGATTTCAACACGGGGTGGCTGTACCGGAACGGCGTTCTTCAGCAGGGCGCGGTGTCGCGTGCGGAGACGTTCGTGATTCCTCCCGGTGTCGCTTCCGCGATGTCGTTGACGCCGGTCTCTGGTTCAGGGGTCTTGACGGCGAAGTTGACTGACACATTCTCCTAGGGGGTTCCCATGTGGGAGACGTGGATTCATAACACTCGTTCAGGTTCCCCGGAGTTCATGCTGAAGTCGGGTCGGCCTTTGGCTTCGGCGCGGTGGACGAGGGTGCTTGGGTCGAAGGGGTCTGGTTCGCATACTGTTCTGTTGCGTGATGCGGGGATTCCGAAGTCGATGGTTGGGGAGATCACTCGCGGCAACAAGTACACGATCGTGCAGCGGTGGAGCGAGGACAACCATGTTGCGTATGCGGGTGTAATCCGGAACCGGAAGTTCTTGGCCTCTGGTTCAGCGCTGGTCTTGAGCTCGAACGAGTTGAGGGAGGCGGTCCTCGGAACTCGATACCCCTACGGTGTCAACGAGTACAACCCGTCCACCGGGGTGCTGAACATTGTGGCGCGCTCGCGGACTGCTGCATTGCGTGCTGTGCTGCTGGCAGCGACGAAGAGCGGTTCCGTGTCGGGGTGGGAACTTCCGATCGATATCCCTGCCGATGCGGCGGGGCCGTTCAATGCGTCGTGGCGGCATGAGGAGAAGCTGACCACTGAGGACCTGTTGACTCAGATCGAAGCGGATGGCGTCGAGACTGACTTCCGCCCGTATATCGATTCGGCGGGCTACTTGCGCTATCAGGCGATATGTCAGGTTCGGATCAGTTCGGGCACGCCTTTTCTACTACCAACTCAGGCGCCTCGATCCATCGTCCTTGGGCTGACGGTAGAGGAAGACTACGTGGGCCAACGGACAGGCCTGCTCGGTTTCGGCAAGGGGCGAGGACAGGACACGCCGTTCAAGTTTGCGCCGACGACGGGTGATGGCATCGGGGATCTTCCTGTGATGGATTCTGACGAGGCCTTCCCGGACATTTCGGACCTGACTCGACTGCAGACCGCGACGAACGTTCTGTTCGCTGCGAAGAACAAGCCCACCGAGCAGTGGGATTACAGCTTGTATATCGGCGAGGTGGGTGCTGCCATGGCAGCGCCGGGTGCGATCCATGACCTACATGTTTTCGGTAGCGAGTTCATTAGTGACGGTTCTCATCCGCAACGAGTCATCTCGTTGTCTGGTGATCTGAGCAATGTTGTGAAGCCGGGGGTGCAGTTCTATGGCTGATGATCTGAACAGGAAGTTTCAAGCTCAGCTGGACGAGATGAAGCAGGAGATTCGTCGACTGCAACGAACTAACCCGCTCGAGGCCGCATCGGTGACATCGGGCAGGGTCCGGTTCATCGGCGGTCAGTTGCGTGTCGATTCGGGTGGGAGCGTCGTGATTGTGGGCACGCTCGCGATCGACGGTACAACGACCGTCACTGGAACTTTCACTGTCTCTGGGCCGTGGAATCTGACGGGCGCGGGGACGATCTCTGGCAACGTGACGATCACTGGCAATGTGACGTCGACGGGCACGTTGACGCAGAACGGCCCGTGGAACATGAATGGCGCGGGGACGATCGCCGGGAACGTTACTCAGACTGGCAACACAACGATGACCGGTAACTTCACTGTCACGGGTGGCGGCAAGATCACGGTCGGCTCGATGACCATTGATCCGAACATTTCGGGTGGTGCGATCGCGTTCGCGAATGGTGCTCAGGTGTTCACTGATGGTTCGACTATTCAGGTCTACAAGGGTAACGGGGTTGTGCAGATCAGCGACACCGAAGCGAAGTTGCAGGTTGGCGGCACGGGCGTCCGAGTCACTTCGGGTCACGTCTATACAACCGGAGTTGCGACCAAGGCCGTTGGTACGGTCGCGGGCGGATTTGTCAGCGCTATGGTCTACGACGCTGGTGAGATGAAGCGTCTGATCTAGGCGAACTCGGGGCAGTAGTTGATGATCGCCCCACTCAGGATCGCACTGGTGTCGTAGTAGGCGCCGGTCGACGGGTGGGCCGTTTCTCCATCTACTACGCGCACGTCTTCGAGCGCGGTCCCTGCTTCAAGCTGTCGGCAGGCTTCGTGTCCGGCGTCGATGAGTTGCTGGTCGGTGGCGTTGCCGATTTGAGTCTCGGGGAGAATCGTGTCGCGCACGTACTCGAGGAACTTGGCGTCCGGGCTGTCGGCTTCCGAAGCTGGCTTTTCCGCAACCAAGGGGGCCGACGTTCCTTCAGGCTCCGCGGTTTCGGTCGCGACCGGCGCTGTGCGTTCGCCTTCCGTGCCATCTGGACCGCTCGCACACCCAGTAAGTGTTAGGGCTAGCAGGACCGCAAGTGCGGCTGTTACCTTCTTCACATCAACTCCTTACCGAGTTGGTCATGGCCCCGGACAGCTGAACCCTGTTGCGGGGTTTCTTCGTGCCCTGATCGTACATCTGTTTTCACGCCCCGACTAGGGGCGTTTTGTGTTTGGAGGGCATCACATGGCCGCTGTGACAGGTAACGCCAAGTTCTTTGGGGGTGTTGCGCCTCTACCTCTGGATTTCACGTTGATTCTGAAGCCGTCTGGTCCTGGTTTCAATGGTGCGGGTAGCTTCTGGGGTCCGCCCGTTGAGGCCAAGCCGAACGTGAACGGAAACTTCACGTTCGATGTGCAACCGACGATCGGTTTGGCGCCGCATGTCTGGTACGAGATTTCGTCTCGCTGGCTAGATTCGGCGGGCAATTTTGTGGGCCGCGATTTCCCCGGGTGGCGGGTTGAGGTTCCCAATGGCGGCGGCACCCTGTCTGACCTTGTCACGGTTACCGGTCGCCCTAGCGGGCAGATCTGGATTGGCCCGGACGCCCCACCGAACCCTGGCAGGTACACCGGGTGGATTGACAACTCTGCACCCGTGCCCGACTCGGGCATGCCCTATTACGAGTGGGAGTGATCGATGACTTGGATTCTTAAGGGGCATATTTCTGTCGCGTCGGATGTGACGACCGCGGGGCTGATTTCTTCGCCGGTCTCGCTGACTCGCGCGGCGTTGGACGCCGTGTTGAACGCGCTTGTTCCGCCGCTGGTCGAAGACTACGCCGAGGACATCGTTCCACCGATCGTCTATCAGGTGATGGGTGAGAACCCTGCGATTGCTGCCGCTGCTGTTGCTGCGGTTGCGAACGCCCTGACGACGGTGATGGGCGCTTCGAAGTGCGTGCATCTCGAGTCTGGGGTGTGGGTATGGGACGGGCCAAGCGGACCACTTGCCACGCACTATCTGCTACCTGACGACACGGGCACTCTCGTCGCCCGCCCAACCCTGTTCCCGCGCCCCTCTGTGAGCGCGCCCGCACTTGAATGGTAGGAGACACCGATCATGGCTGAAGCAAGCAACACTCTCATCACCCGCGCGCAGGTCACAAGCGTTCTGACTCCCGCTACCGGTCGCAAGGCTCTTGTCCTGGATGGTTCCACGATTGAGCTCGGCGACACCGGGCAGCGTGACATCTCAGGTCTGTTCATCGCGGGGCGGGTCACGTCCGGCCAGGTTGTTGTCCAGCGTGTCGGCAACGTCGTCACGTGGATCTTCAACGCCGTACTGTTCCCAGCCGAGGTGATCAGCAGCGGCTGGCAGATCCTCGACGGCACTCCGGGAACTTTCGCGGCGTTCACGCCCGAGTACGGCGCGATGACGACAAGCCTCATTCAGAGTTCGACGGAGTACCACGCCCGAGCAGTGGTGCCCCCTTCTGGCAACGTCGCCTTCCACTATGCCGAGTCGGGTCAGGCTTGGACCGGTTCGTTGTCGTTCATCACGTCGCGCCCGTGGCCGACAAGCCTTCCTGGTGTCGTGCGCGGTCAGCCGGTGGGTGTCTGATGGTGGATCTCAACTTTCTTGGGGTCACTGATGCCCGCGAACTGACCGAAGAGGGCAAGCGTGTAGTCGCGAAGTCCTTCATCCCTTGGGGTGAGTCCATTGGTAGTCAGACGCCGGCTCGCGCTGGTCTTCGGTCTGGAATTTGGACTCCTCCCGTGTACCGTCCTGATGCTCCTGCAACGTTCCGCATTCGTGGCGAGATCGCCGCTGGGCTTTTCGCTGAGCAGGACGTTGAGATTGTCTGCATAGGCGATTCGAAGACGAAGGGTTCGTCCACTGGTGGCGGCAAACAGCCTGAACGTTCATGGCCAGGTGTTGTCAGGCGCGCGTTGGGTGCGGTTGAGGGTTTCATCGTCGCGGCGCCTGCGAATGAAGATGACCGCTGGAACCCGACGAACATGGAACGCGGGACTGACGTCAACCTTGATGGTCTTGGGACTATCAACGGAGCGTCACCTTCAGTGTTCTCGTTTACGTACAGCGAAGCACACACCGGTGGGTCTTTCTGGATCTACTCCGCTGCGGGTGCGACGGTTACGATCACTGTCGATGGTGGCTCGGGTCAGTCGATCTCCGTGCCTGCTGGTGGCTCATACCGGCAGATCACTCCGACTGTCTCAGGGAACACCTCACACACCTACGCACTGACAACTTCGGGCGCCATCCGGGTGTATGGGTTCCGGCCTACTTTCTCGGTCGCCCGGTTGAAGATCACCAACCTGGGGCGTCCTAGCTCCGCGGCGACTAGTTGGGCGACGGGTTCTGGTGGTGCGATTGGCCTGTGGAGCGGGTTTCGTACCGTCATCTCTGATCCTGACGTGATCCTGTGTCAGCACGGCACGAACGGTGCATCGGGTGGTGGCATCCCTGAACTGTTCGCACAGATCGTCGGTGTCACTGACCTGGCTGTGGTGATTGCTCCCGGTGGTATCGGGACGACACCGGATACCCAGTTCGGGCCGATGTATCTGGCGGTGTGGGATCAGGCTGATCTGCACAACCTGCCGCTCGTCGACAACGCAACAGTGCTCGGAAACTCCGACGAGGCCACCGCACGGGGCCTCATGGCTGACACCGTGCATGAAAACCGTCGGGGTCAGGCGTGGGTTGCTTCGGCGATCCTGCATCTCCTCGACGTCACCTGAGACTAAGGAGACCCGATGACTGTATGGCCGAACGGTTCAACATCGAAGCCGTACGTCTCGAGTGCGTTCGGTCCACGTCGCGCACCCATCGCGGGTGCGTCGACGTATCACCGGGGGACTGACTTCTCGCACACGTTCAGCATCATCCGGGCGGTGGCGTCAGGTCAGGTGAAAATCGCTGGCACACCGCCCGGTTGGTCTGGTGGCGGCATTCAGGTGTGGGTGCAGCACGAGGGTTTCTTCACGAAGTCGCTGCATTCTTCGTCGGTGCTCGTGAAGGTGGGGCAGTGGGTTCGCGAGGGTGACCCGCTGTGCATCATGGGGCGCACTGGCACGGCAACTGATACTCATCTGCATTTTGAGCTCACCCCTGGCAACGTCCACTACTCGAACACGGGGCAGGTTGACCCTGTCGCGTTCATCGCTAATCGCATCTCGGCGCCCGCATCTGGTGGCGCCTCTAACCCAGGAGAGTGGGACGAAATGGCCACCAAACAGGAAGTCGCGGACGCAGTTGTTATGGCGCTGACGACGTACGGTGCCGGGCCGGGGAACCGGAACATGTTCGACACTTTGAAGTACCTTGCAGACATCACGGCCCAGCGCGCCACAAAGAAGGACGCGGCAGACGCGGTTGTCGAGGTTCTGACCGGGTACGGCGCGGGTCCAGGCAACCGCAACATGTTCGACTCGCTCAAGTTCCTGGCGGGTCTTGCTGCTGAGGTTGGTGCTGCCCCGGCTCTGACGGAAGCTCAGCTCAAGGTGATCGCGGATGCTGTGGCGAAGCAGGTCGGCAGTGCGGTGAAGCTTGACTATGCGGCTATCGCGAAAGCTGTGAACGACGACGCAGCCAAACGGCTTTCGAGCTGATGCGGTGGTTGTGGCGGGCGTCGATCTGGCACCCGGATGCGATACCTGTCACGGAGGGTTCGACGTCACGTGAGATGAAACGGATCGTCCTGCCCATCTTTGATGCGCTAGTTGTCCTGATGGGGTTCAATGCGATCCGCAACGGGATGCCGTCGTTCGATCTCGTGTACGACCCGAACATTGTGCACATGGCGTCGTGGGTGCTGTGCCTGTCGGGTGTCACCGCTTTCATCGGACTTGCTATCCCACGGCTCTGGTATCTGGAAGCGGCGGGGAAGCTCGCGATGGTTCTGGTGCTGGGCGGGTATGCGGTGGCCGTGTGGGTTGCTTACGTGCAGGGCGACGGGGGCCGCGGATTCGTGGCGGCAGGTCTCACCGCCTTGCTTGCCCTGCCCATGTGGAATCTTGCACGCCTTGGTCGCGAACGGTTGGCGCGGACGCGTGGACGTGAGAAACGTCGCCGGCTGAAGCAGTTGGACGGTCGGTTTACGGAAGGCGAGAGCTGATGGATTGGGGCACGATTTGGACGACGGCGGGTTCGATCGTCGCCACGTTCATCGGTGCCTACTTTCTGTTCCGCAACAAGAAGGTCGACAAGCAGATCAAAGACGCTGAGGTGGGTGCGACCGCTGAGGATGCGTTCCTCAAGGGTCAGGTCGCTTTCCAGAAGTACGTCGATGACGTGGTGAGCCGTGAAGTTTCAGCCGCTGTCGCCGACTTCCAAATCCGTCTCACTGACATGGAAGTGCGGTTGACGGCGGTGCAGCTCGAGTCGCACGAGATGAACGATGCGGTGCGATCCCGCGAAACCGAACTGTGGCTGTGGAACATTCATGGCCGTGCTGGCGAGATCCCCGAACTGCCTATGCCGATTTTGTCGCGTCTGGGTATCAGTCACCTGGCTGGAAGGCCACCAAAAACTCAAGGAGAAACACTATGAGCACCCCTATTCCTACCCCCAGTCAGACGCCGAACGTCGTGGTTGCTGACCCGCGTGTGCGTCGGGTCGCCAACGTGATCATCGGTATCGCGCTGGTCGTGTTCCCCACTGCCGCCGTCCTCGATGGCGCGAGCGTCGATCTCGACTTCTCGCAGTGGCTCATTCCCGCAACCGCAGTGACCAGCTTCCTTGCCGGAATCTTCGGCCTCGCGGTCACTGCACCCAACGTCCCCTCGAAGAACGCGGAGGTCTGATCATGGCTGTTTCGGCTTTCGTCTTTGGACAGTTCCTTGACCACCTCGCACAGAAGCGCATCGACCTTGACACGGACACGATCAAGGTTGCGCTGACGACGTCGGCGTTCACCCCCGCACAGGACACGATGGACTATTTCAACGATGTCACGAATGAGGTGACGGGTACGGGGTATACGGCTGGCGGTGCAACGCTTTCGTCTGTGACGTGGGCGTACACGGCTGGCACGAACACGTGGAAGTTTGATGCGGCGGACGTGTCGTGGCCTACGTCGACGATCACCGCGCGGTATGCGGTCATCTACGTGGAGACTGCTGGCGCGTCTTCCACTGACCCGCTGATCGCCTACGTGGACTTCGGTGCTGACGTGTCGACCACTGCTGGCACCTTCTCGATCGTGTGGGATTCGCAAGGTATTTTCACGGTAACGGTATCTTAAACAATCGGGAATGTAGAATGGATGTATGAAGATAGCATCCAAAAAGATCACTCAGGACGAGACGGGCCAGTGGTGGTACAACAACTCCAACGGCTCTCGTACGCGCACAAAGGTCCAGGTCTGCCACCACTGCGGCGCCGAGTTCGTTCCATTCCCCACCGGTGCACCAAAGCAACACTGCACTAGGCAGTGCTACTGGGCTTGCCGCAAGACAGGGCGCCATATCGCTGAGTTCCCCCGCAAGCGGGCCGAAGATAGTCACCGCTGGAAGGGTGGCCGGGTCAAACGCAAGGGCTACATCCTCGTCTATGCACCCGACCATCACTCCATTGCGGGGCGGGGCACGCAGCGGAAATACATCCTGGAACACCGAATCGTCATGGAGCAGAAACTAGGCCGGAACCTCGAGCCTCACGAGACCGTCCACCACATCAATGGAGTGACAGATGACAACCGACCCGAGAACCTCGAGCTATGGTCCGTCCGCGCGCAGCCACCCGGGCAGCGTTCCAGTGAAGCCCGCCACTGTCCATCCTGCACCTGCGGTCACGCGCAGTAGGGGGAACTGATGGGTATCGACGCTACCGTCAGTCTTGGTTCTTCTGAGGCTGGCGGTAACGGTCTGCTCGGGTTCGGGCCACTCGGCTCAACCCCACTAGGGGATTGAGGATCTGATGGCGAGCATTCGCGATGTGGCGCTACCGGCGTCGGCGTCAACGAACTGGTACGGGCATTACTCTGCGATGGATGCGACTCTGCGTGCGATGGCCGCTGAGGGTTTCCGTCTGGATGAGTTCACGGGCACTGATGATGAGAAGTTGACGGCGGCGATTGCGGCTCAGCAGGCGGCTACGGATCGCAACATGCCCGTCATCATCCTCCCGTCGAGGCCAATGACGTTCACAACCCCACGCGTGTTGTACTCGGGTCTGAAGATCATCGGCGCGCCTGAGTACAGCGGGCAGAAGAACCCGGACATTTCGGGTGGCTCGAGGTCTGGCCCTGAGTGCACCATGTCCGGGTCGATCAGCTCGGGCACGTCGTCTTGGTGGCGGTCGCCGGGTTCGGATGTGAACAACATCCTGTTCGCGAACTTCCAGGTGCAGGGCTCACAAGGCTCATCCACACACCAGTTCTTGGACTATGCGGGTGGCGGGTCAATGTACCCGGCGTCGTTCCACAGCCTGTCGTTCAACTTCATGCGTGGCGTGTTCGGTCGCACTGACCGGAAAGCACTGATGACACAGGTCACGATGACGGGTGACTGGACGATCAACAACTGTTGGGACACGGCGATCACGGTTGGCGGGTCGGACTTCAACATTTCCCCGGCGATGATGAACATTGGGGTGTCGCAGTCGTCCGCGCAGACCGGTGACCTGAACCGGTACTTCATGAAGCTCGACACCGCCGAGGTCACGTTGGGTGGGAAAATCTACATTTCCGCGATGAACGGGTGGCGGGGTGTGCTCATCTCAGGCAACTCTTCCGTCGACTGGTATGGCGGCATCATCGAGGGGTTCAAGGGCACGCGCACGAACGGTCTGCTTGCTGGTCCTGGTCCGGGTTCGCTCGTCAAGATCACGGGCGGGTCAGTGAACCTGTTCGGTACGAAGATCGGGCAGGGCATGGATAACCCGGATGCGTCTGAGGGTGGGCTGATCGACATCTCTGGCAACACGTCCGGGCAAGCATCCACAGAGGTGGGTCTTCACGGGGTGCAGTTGTACGGGCAGAACCTTGGCACGGTGAACGCAATCAGGCACACGGGTGGTCGACTGTACGCGGCAGTCACACGTCGCACAGCAGAAACGGGCGTGTGGTCTGGTCGTCCGAAGATCGCCACGTCCGCTACTGCTGGCACGGGCGCGTACACGTTCGCGAACCCGGATCAGTCACTAACGGTGGTTTAGCCGTAGTGGTAGTGGCCATCGGTGCAGTGCCAAGTCTCGAAACGGGCCAACGTGTAGTGCTCTTCCGCGAGGCGCATGGCTTCTTGAGTCTTCGCAATGTTGGCCTCGAGCTGCGTGGTGAAGCGACGCCCAACGCACGGATACCGGTCAGTCATGGTCGCGGGCGTATTCGCGGAGTAGGTCGATGACGACGCGAGTGAGGGTCTTGCCCTCAGCTTTGGCTTTCTCCTGCGCCGCCCGTTTGATGTCAGCGGGGATACGAAAGTTCGTCAACGGCGTCTGCACACTACCCATCATGCACCTCGCTTCGGGCACCGCCCGGATCGCGAGGTCGTTCGAGGTAGTTGGCGTTGCGTGGGCGAGGCAGGGGGACGGACCCAAAAGTCGGCAAGTCCTCGTCCGGGCGGTGCGCCCGGTGGACTGTCCCGTCGAGGTCTACGGCGGTTACGACACCATCCTCTGTCTCGTACGGGATGCGGTCGGACGGTTCGTGGTCTTCCATGTTGCCACCTTCCCAGCACCCGCCGACGGTCGGTTGGTGTGCCTTCAGTCTACCACCCGTAAAGACGAATGTATAGACAGTGAGGGGATCGGATGACACTCTCATACGTTGACCATGGCGGGGCTGTAGCAGTCACTACGTCGGCTGTTCCCGCGTACCCGGCCACGGTACTCGCGAACGATGCACTGATCTTCTACGTCGCATCGGACTCGGCCACCATGCCGTCAACACTGTCTGGGTGGACTGCTCTCGGTTCACCCACGCGTGCTGGCGGGGTCACGTCGATGGCGTTCCTGAAGATCGCTACCGGTGGCGAAACAGGCACGGTCACACTGTCTGGCATCACGGGTGGCACTAAGGGTTGGGCTGACATCATCCGGGCGCGCTCCAACGTGGCCAGCGCAACAATCCTCTCCGACGTGCAGTACGGGTCAGACTCCACCGCCACAACAACCACGCTTCAGGCTGTCGGCGGTTCATGGGCAGTGGTGTCCGGGGATCTTCTCGTCGCCCCATACTCGGGACTCGCGGCAACAGCATCATTCTCCGCATCCCCCTCTGCCGTCTCCATCAGCCACACGACTGCCACAGTCTCATCGACGGCAGCATTCGGTGGCCGCACAGGATCGAACACGATCGGTTACGGCTCGGCATACGCTTCCGTGACCGGTAGCGGCACGGGTGTCCCGACGATCAACGGAACCTTCACGGGTGCGAACGTTGGCGGCACGGGTGCGATCGTGCGTCTGCGTGAGTCGACTTCTACCCCTGCAACGGTCAACGCGATCACGGCGACGGGTAGCACTGGCGCTTCGGTTCCTGTTGTTCAGGCTGGGGCGAGCGTTCAGGCCGTCACCGCCTTGATCACCATTGGGATGATCGTCGCGTCACCGTCAACGTCACAGTCGGTTAATGGAATCGTAGCCCCGGTAACGGTCACAGCATTCGCCCCCGTGGTGTCTGCTGCATCGTCGGCAAGCGTGACAGCTGTGACTGCTACGGGTACTGCTCAGGGCCGTGTGCCAGTGGTCACAGGTTCCGCATCCGTTCAGGGTGTGGTGGCTACAGCGTCGGCCACTGGTCTCGCTCCAACCATCACTGTCGGCGCATCAGGCATCGTGAACGCAACGGTCGCCACAGTGACCATGCTCGCCCGTGTACCCGTCGTATCAGCCGGCGCCTCATCTACCGTCAACGCGGTTCGAGCTCAGGTTGTCGCGAACGCACAGACCCCAGTGGTGTCTACCGGTGCACAGGTACAGGCCGTCACTGCACAGTTGCAGATGCTCGCACATGTTGTTGAGGTGGCGGCAGGGTTCGGCGCAACAGTCGAAGCAACCCCCGCAACCATGACCATCAACGCGGAACCTCCCACAGTTTCGGGAACGTCCGCAGCGGTCATGTATGCGGTCGCAGCAGCAGTACTTGTGATGATGACACCGCCCACCGTCACAGGTGGATCAGGTGGGGGAGAGCCATTCGCAAACCCCCTCACGCTCACCGCAACTGCTGACACGCTCACACTCGCAGGCAATGTCCCAACGTTCACGCTCGAGGCCACAGTGCCAACACACACATTGGAGGCCACATGGTGAACATCAAACAGGGCGACAAGTTCCCGGTCGAGTTCACCGTCAACCACGACCTCACGTCTGCATCCACGCGTCTGCTCGTCCGACACCTCACACGAACTGGTGTACTCGAAGAACTCGACCACGATGTCACGGACGCCGACACAGGAACCATCACCCACAACCTCGACGGCACATGGGCACTCGGCAGACACTACATCGAACTCGAAATCACACAAGCCGGAGAGATCCGCACAGCACCCACAGACGGGTTCTACATCATCCGAGTAGTAGAAGACCTCGACGAACACTGAACGAAGCCCCCACCCTGACTCTCTCGGGGTGGGGGCTATTCGTGTTTTATAGGAGTGCGTGGGGAGACGCGCTAGTCGAGTGTGAAGATCCGGGTTGCGATCGTGATGGTCACTTCGTTCTCTTCTTCGAGGCGCCCGGTTCGTACTTTCAGATCCTTGAGGTCTATGGGGAAAATCTGTCCATCGATGGTGAGGCGTCGGGCATTCGTGTCGTAGGCGACGATTCCAGCGGACATGTTCTCCGAGATTAGTTCGGCAGCCATCACTCGTCCTTCGCGTAGTCTATAAGCCATTCTCGGATTTTCTCGGACAGGTTCGAACCCTCCGACACTGCCTTCACCTTCGCGGGCAACCACACCTCATCCGGGACACGGACAGTACGGTGCGGGGTCTTAGGTTGATTCGCCACAGTCACCATCATGCACCGTCCAGGATTGAGCGAACGTGCGCTTCGTGGTCGTTGGCAGTCCAGTTTCGCCCCATCCGGTCGAGGGCCTGCCGTTTGGGTACTCCCTCAGCGATGTAGGGGCAACCGGGCTTGTCGCACTCGTATCGGAACATCATCGGCTGTACTCCAGGCGCTTGAGTATCTCTCGGATCAGTTCCCAGTTGTTCATCGCGAAGCCGGCGCCATCGTGAAGGCCGAGAGCTTTCGGTTCTGCGGCTTTGTCCCACGCTTCGATCAGTTCTTCGGGAGAGATCATCGCTCCACCCTTCCGCCCAGGAGGTTCACCAAGCGAACAGCAGCGTCGAGGTCGTCGCGCTCAACTCCCATCAATTCAAGAAGTGCTCGGGCGCTTTTCACTTCAGACTCAAGCCGCCTGATGTAGATCAGGTCTTCCGCAGCCGTGGTCCGCGCGTTATCTGCGTCAGTTTCAGCGTGGCGATAGTGTTTGGCGAACCATTCCAGAGCGCGTCCACTGCCGGACATGCCACCGTTCTCGTAGAACGTCAGGTCATATGGCTTACCCACATACTCGGTCACCATCACGCACCTCGCCCCATAAGCACCAAGTCTCTGACGAGGCGGATCAAGAAGCAGTAGGCCAGGAAGAGCCACAGGCTTGCCAGAGCGATCAGGATCATCCCCGCGGCGCTCATGATTTGAATGAGTCGACGATGAGGGTGACGACGATGGCGAGTAAGCCGACCGCCATAACCAGGCCGAGGGTTGCTACTTCTACAGTCATGATGTCTTCCTAGTCCGTCGAGGTGATGGGTGTACATACATTCTAGCGGGTGTACATACAGACCACAAGGGTCATTCACGCAAAGGCCAGGATGCGCCCTCATGCGCGGTCGGCGTGCGGTGATCCGGTATCGCCCTACGATCCGCACCCACTCTGATCCACGGCTCAACCCCAGGGATCTCACGCAACGCATCACAAAGGATGCGCACGTAATCGTCCTCGTAGAACCCGGCCCACGTCCCCGCTGCTTCCTGCAACACCTCCACCCGATCACCCGCAGTCTCGACCAACTCTGCGATCACAGGTGCAGGGTCAGACGTGTACCGGTTCCGAGACATGATCGCACCCAGATGAATCGACAGAAGCGTGTCAGGAGAGAGGCGCGACATGCGGCGATCGTACGACCGGTCGCCGACATGCAGCTGTCTAGTCCCCCTAGACAGCTAGCTCTTCTGGTCGTGTGGTGGCGATTCTCACGATGGGATACACCCTCGGATACACTCGGCAGAACCAGCCCGTTAACGAAAAAGCCCCCTTCCCAGTAGAAGCCTAGGAAGAGGGCAGTGGCTCCGACGGGCGTCGATCCCGTGACCTCACGATTTTCAGTTGTGAGTTGAGCCACACCAGAAACCACAGAACCCCCGCCCTTCACCGGGCGGGGGTTCTTCTGCGTTCGTGGTCTTGCTGCATCTTGCCGTTGGCGGGGTCACCATTGACCCCTAAGCATCTTCTGGCTGGCATCACGACCCGCCGGCCCGAGTGGTGGTTGTTCATCATGTACCGATTATGCGTCAGTATTTACTGACATGTCAAGTCAATTTTCCAATTCGGCGTGTCGAGTGGTCGAGATGGGGGATTGGCCGCCCGAGAGGGTGAGGGCGATAGCAGACGCCATCTGGTCGTGAGCATCAGCAACAAGGTGCCCGTACACGCCGACCGTGGTGGTGATCGACTCGTGCCCCATACGCGCCTGAATGTAGGGAAGCGGGATGCCTCGAGCGATCAACCAAGACGCATGAGTGTGCCTCAGGTCGTGCACAGTCGGCTGACGACGCAGCGGCTCAAGTCCTACAGCTCGGCACGCGGCACTGTCAGACGCTTTGACGACGGCAGTGCGCCAGATGCGCGTGTAGAACGCCCCATGCCACATGTGCCCGCCCTGAGGCGCAGGGAACACCCACTCGTCGGACAGCCCCGGTTCGCCCATGATCGCGATGAGGTCGGGGAAGAGGGACACTGAACGCCGCGACTTGGAAGACTTCGGGTAGCTGAGGATCGGCGCACCCTTAGCTTTCTTCCATGCACGCGTCACGCGCACTGTGGGTGGTGCGCCGTGCATGTTCACGTCAGCCCACGTCAACGCGCTCATCTCACCCCACCTGAGGCCCGTACCAACGAGGAACAGGATCATGCGTCGGTAGCGTTCGGGGATGAAGTGCATGAGGGTGTCGAACTCTGCCGGCGTCAGGAACACGTTCTCGCGTTTCACCCCACGAGTGATACGCATTTTGAACGCTGGGTTGTCTCGCCGGAAGCCCTCATCGACCGCCGAGCCCAGCACAGCGGACAACAGGGCGTGATAGTTCTTCACCGTCTTGGCGGATACGGCTTTCTGTTCCGACTTCGATTTGTTCCTGTCGCGCCACACAGGTTGCTGTTCCTGCCATGCAAGCCACGCACCAATATCAGGTTTCGTGATCAGGTCAACGGGGATATCGCCAAGCAACTTCAACCAGGATCGTTCAGCCTCAGCTGCGTAACCCTCCCGCGTGCCCTTCTCGATACCCGTCAGTAGGCCGCTCTCGGGGGATAGGTAGCGGGCGGTGTAGTCACGGAGCGTCGGTGCCGCGGTTGCGTTTGTGCTGCGCGAATCCCGGACAGCTCGAGCAGCCTCCCATCCCACACGATCAACGAGTGCCCCGAAGTCTCGGGCACCCTTCTCGTGCAGGAACGTTTCTTGCTGCATCTTGCCTTGGTGTCGCCCCTGGACGCGCCAACGAACCTCACCGGAAGCGAGAGCGCGGGGAGTGACACTAGCCATCGTTTGGATCGGCGTTCTTGTTGACGTCCGCTTCAACTATCATTCGTCGCGATGCCGCGTCGATGCTATCCCAGGCTTCAACCGTCACGAGTGTTCCGTTCGGAAGTAGGTACGCGAAAGTGCCGTCGTGCATCTTCACCTTGGTCATCACGATGTCGCTCATTCCCCGACCTTACGCTGGGGGTCGGACACTGCGGCGACCGTCGCGCGGAATCCGGTCGAGTCGATGTACGACAGAAGCTGTGAGACTTGATCGCGCCAGCGGTCGCGGGCATCCGGCGAGAGGGAAACCCACTCAACCCCATAGCGGTGCGCAAGCGCCTTTGCGGTGCGGTCGACGCTCAGCTCTTCTCGCGACCGCTGAGCCTCAGCCCTACGGATGGCCGCCGAATCGATTGCGGCAGAAAGGTCGGCATGCATGTGGTCACTCCCAGATTGGGCGTGATCCGTGGCGATGTAGGCGGGGATGTAGGCGGCGGGGGTTTTATCCCCCGCCAGCCCTACTCCTTACTGGGGTGAGTAACGGGACTCGAACCGGTTACGCCGGAACCCCTTGAATGCCTGTTTTGCCGCGGAATCACGCGGGTTTTACCTACTCACCGTGTGGTGTGTCTGCAAATACAGTTTACCGCAGAATCAAGGAATTTGACCCACGGATGTAGGCGCGCCTACAGCGTTGAGGCTCTGTGCATCCACTGACCGACACCCATACGCGACCGGGTGTAGGTCACGCCCCGCATCTGCGTCAGGCAATGCTCCTCATACGCGCGGATGCAGTCGACCGACACACCGAACTCTTCCGCCAACCAAAACTGGTCGGGGTTGATCCGCTCGAGACGTGCATACTCCTCAGGGTCGATCAGCAACCGAGCCGCATACGCGTTCGCCTGACGTTCATGGCGGGAGTTGAACCCCCGACAATGATGGTCGTAGTGGGCGTGCCCAGCTTCGTGCGCCAACACCCACCGCGTCTGAGCTCGTGTCATGCCGATCCTGATCACGATGGCGCGGTGCGTGGGGGAGTAGTACCCCAATAAGTGGGGGTCATCGTCCAGATGGGCGAAGTGAACCCGAACCCCGAGCGCCGCAATATGTCCGATCAGATCGATCATGAAACTCTCCCCTAGTCGACGTGGTCGACCTCCGCATCGTTGCGTCCACGCAGTGCCGCCAAGTCGACATCACTTCGCAGCAGCTCTTCGCGCTTCGGGTCTAGCACATCTTCTTCCTGGAACTTACCACCGATATTCTGGGGGGCGGCGAGGGTTTTCGAGTTCGCTACGAAGGTGTAAGGGTCCATGCCCAGCACGTCCGCCGCAACCTTCACATCGTTCGTCGTCATCACCTTCGTCCTCGCGATGATCTTCGCCCAATGATCATGCGTACCAGCAGCAGCAAGATCCGCGAACTGGCGTCCACTGAGCGCCCGATCCTTCAACTCGGCACGCAGATACGTGGCCAGTTCCAGGGCGAACCCTGAGTGCTCGTTCACTTGCACAGACGGCTTCCGACGCCGCACGGGTGTTGTGTCCATCCTCCAACAGTAGCTGTATTTGCTGACAACTTCGAGGATGTGCTTGACATGTAAGCAAATGCGGACGAACATGGAGACATGCCAGCAAATACAGACACCTTCTCTACCTCAGTCGCCTCAGCGGTGAGAGCAGAGCTGGGAAGACAGGGTTTGAAGCCCGCGGATCTCGCCGGCGCACTGGGCCTCAGCAGGCCCACCGTCGCCGGTCGCCTCAACGGTCACACACCGTTCACTGCCGACGAGCTCGACAGAGCAGCCGAACTCCTCGGCATCACCGCCTACGACCTCATCGAATCTGCCGCACTCGGCAAGAGATTCGGTGTTACAACCTCCACCCCTGAGGTAGCGCGGATTACCCCACCTCAGGATGCATGGGCTCAACCCTCCCGCTCACGGTCGAGGAGAGCATCATGATCGATTCGCTTCCGGTTCTGCCGGCGTTGATCCTCGCGTTCGCAGCCAGTGTCGCCTGGTTGGTGCTCGAGTACATTCACGCAACACCCGACCCGAACCCGGATGACCTGACTGCGTTGGACGTACTGCAGTTGACGGGCAAGTACCCGCACGGAGGTGTGCGATGAGTCTCGACCCGAAGCCATGGTTTGGCGGTCCGTCTGGTCGAGCTATCGGCTGGCCACCTGATTCGGAACTCGGGCGCGCAATGATGAACGCTGGCTGGATCTATAGCCCGCGCCCAGATTCTGTAGTGATCTCGATGGAGCGTGCATCGTGACTCAGTTCGCTTCCACCCTGTACCCGCAGACCAACCCGACGAACGCCATTCTCTTGGCTGTTCGGAACGGTGAGGTGACGCGTCGTGAAGTCCTGGATGCGTTCGCTCCCGGATTCGACCAGTTCGCCTACCCCTATCCCGGATCGATGATCCATCACGCGGCGACCGTATTGCGTCGCCTCTCCGCTCTCTCCGGCTGATCCCCGTTATCTGATCCGGCTCTACCGACTCGCTGTTGGTAGCGCTACGAGGCGTACCCGGAAACAGGTCGCCGCAACTACATAGTGTGCGTTCGAAACGGTGGGGGATTCCCGCCCAACGAGCGGGATGCTGAACCCGATTGTCGTGAGACATACGAGGCGTTTTCAGTACCGATGGATTACTCAGTCCCCGGCCCAATCCCCACCGCGACGATGCACACGCTACACAACATGCTCAGGATCGACTGCCTTTAGTGAGGGTGACTGGTCAAGGGGTGTGGAGTTTTAAGGCTCTCACGGGCCGGTGATTAAACGAGACCAGGCTTCCCTCTTGGGTGGCGGTCACCGGTTCAGAACTTCTCGTGCGCTTCGGCTGGTGCATATGCGGGTGGATGGAGGGCCTGGCGGGTGGATGGCATACATCAGTGTTCGAGTCACTGACACCCACGCAGAAGTACTGCACTCGAAGGAGAAGAGATGGCGAACGTAGAGGAGAAGGCGCAGCTCGTTATCGAGGCCGCGAAGATCTGGGCGCGAAGTCAGGGTGATCGACCTGTCCTCAATACCGATGAGTGGGCGCTGTGGGTAGCGCTGAACGATTACCGGGCAGCAGAGCGCGAGAACGAGCGGGCGATCATCGCTCGGATGTGAACTTCCGGCCCGTGCGTGCGCTCACAGATCGGCGCACGGGCACTAAACCCGCGTTCTGGGGTTCGCGGGTTGCGTGGTCTGGGGCCACGCGTTGGGAGGCCGGACATGGGAACCGGCCTCCCACAAACGTTTTTGGTGATGACACGAAGGAGTGAACGACATGGAACGCGAGGCGCAAGCAATGTTCGCATCGCCGGGTGTGATCACGCACGTTACTGGTGAACGTGGAGTAGTAAAACACGTCATACATGACCGCTACGGCGAGACTACCGGGGCGATCGTGCGGCTAGACGAGAGACCGTCATTCTTCTATGTGGAGCTTGGAATGAGGGCTATCACTTGTACGTGTGGCGCAGATTCGCTACGCCGAGAACACCATCACGATCACTGCGATCTGATGTCTCATCTCTCCACCCTGTACCGCGAGGTGACAGGTAGGCGCGAGATAACCCGTGACGAGTTCGATGGCCTAACCGGCATCGCTTCATTGCGGCGCGAGTTCGGTTGGGACGCCTGATGTTCGCTTTTTTGTGTCGTCGTCGCCGTGATCGTCGTCTTCGTGATGCGGGTGTGGTTGTTGGGACGCTCGCATACCAACGCGCAATGAACAAAGGAGTCCACCGATGACCAATGAGCCATGTGCCACGTGTCTGATTCCGGGCGCTCCTGCACATGAACCATTCAACAAATGCCACTACAGACCGTACGTGGTCACCCACTGCACTTGCCGAGCTTGTTACTGACAAAGGAGTCGGATGATGCCTAAGCCTGATGACGCAATCTTCCGTGCACTCGCAGCCGGATACCCCGAATACAAAGTATGGATGTTCAGCCTCGCCGACATGTGGGACGACATATCCAAAACACTCGGACACCCGGTCAGATTCCTTGACAAGGAGCCGTCGTGATTGCCGCACGGTATGCCCTGTTCATATTCACGGCCACATCGCTACTCATGCTAGCGAACACGCCAAACGGTAACCCCGCAAGCGTCTGGCTTGCGGGGTTCGTTTTCACAGGATTCGTCGGCGTCTGCTGGACATGCCGCGGAACCAATGCGAGGAGATGCAACGATGCCTGACCTTCTCAAGACGAAAGATGTGATCGCTCGAAAAGCACACGGATGCCAGACCTGCAACGCAACCGCAATCCAGCCGGGAGAAATGTACACGCGGGACACATATGTCTACGACGGTCGCATTTACGACTGGGTGCAATGTGTGGAGTGCTCGACACTAGGTGGCGCCGTATTTCGATGGGCTGGGTACCCGGACGAAGGTGTTAGCCGTGATGAGTATTACGAGTGGGCGCGCGAGTTGGTCGACACGGACACCCTCGAAGGTGAACGTGCGCGCTGGTATCTGAGTCGCATTGGCGTCGCTCATGAGTCTTGACGAGGCTGAGACGCGACTCTCACAAGAACGCGCATACCTAATCAAAGCCGAACACACCGGCATCAGTTCAGTCATCGCACTCGCACAATCCCACGTCCGCTACTGGGAATCCATTGTCCGCACTTTGAGACTCGAAGAAGAAGGAGGTTGGACGCAATGAGTTCACGCATCAGAGTCGAACACTCCGAATCCGGGTGCTGGCTCGTCAAACGCGGCGAATACGTCCTCGCCATCTACCCACGCCACTACTGGAAAGACGCACTCAGAGAAGCACACGTCGAAGCCAGATACAACAACCTCGGCATCGTCGGATTGGAATTCGTATGACACTCACCACGTACGCCGAACTGGAGCAAGGAAGCCCCGAGTGGCTGGATGCGAGATGTGGTCTACTCACCGCATCCACCATCGGCAAACTCATCACCCCGTCAACACTCATAGTCGCCGACAATGAAACGTCACGCGGGCTCACCATGACACTCGCCGCCGAACGAATCACCGGACACGTCGACTACGTACACCCCACCGCGGACATGCAGCGCGGGACAGACGACGAGCCCTACGCACGCGAGGCATACCGTCAAGCCTTCGCACCTGTCGATGAGGTCGGGTTCATCACCTTTGACACGGGCGGATACAAGCTCGGCTACTCTCCCGACGGACTAGTTGGCCCCGCAGGTCTCATCGAGATCAAGAGTCGGAAGCCCAAGGAACACCTCAAGACCGTACTCAAAGGTCTGCCGCCGCTCGAGAACATGGCGCAGATGATGGCGGGCATGTTCATCACGGGTCGCGAATGGTGCGACTACATCTCCTACTCGGCAGGGCTCCCGCTCTGGGTATACCGAGTACGCCCCGACCAGCGATGGTTCGATGCCATCTCACTTGCCGCAAACGAGTTCGAGCGAAACGTCACCAACATCGTCAACAACTTCACCGCCGCCACGGCAGGTCTACCCGCCACCGAACGGCGCCCCGAATACGAGGAGATCCGGTTCTGATGGCGAGTCGCGCAGTAGTCACATGCAAATGCGGCTCTGAGTCCGGAGCCCAGTTCTGGGAAGGCGGAGTGCCGATTGCTGAGTACCGCCACATCATCCACTCGGAGTCGGCGCACAACACCGCACCCGAATTTCCCATCCGATCAGAGATCCGGAGTACCTAATGGATATCACTGACGCTCTCGCGCCGAACAGTGACCAACTCGATGCCATCGAACTCGTCACGCCGCGCACGTTCACCATCGCCGCAGGAGGCCGCCTAGCGCTTCGTGATGGCAAGACGGTAGCCGAGATCGCACTCGAAGGCTTCCCGCGTGTGTGGCGACCTAGCAAGGGCATGCTCGACGTCCTCGCCCGTTGTTGGGGTGCAGACGCCAAACAGTGGGTCGGGCGCAAGGTCACCCTCTACAACGACCCTGATGTGATGTTCGGCAAAGATCGCGTCGGTGGCGTGAGGGTAAGTCACCTATCGAACATCGACGGCGAACAGTCAGTGCCCATCCGCGCATCCGGTCGTGGTCGAGCACCCAAGCCATGGAAAGTGCTGCCGCTCACAGTCGATGCACCCGCTGTGGACCCTGCGAAGATCACTGCCGCACTGACAGCGATCAACGATGCAACCGACACCACCAAACTCGACGGCATCGAAACCTACGCACACACACTCGGCATCCACGCGGACGTTGCGGCTGCCATCGAACAGAAACGTGCACAACTACACGAAAGCAGTAGGCCATGAAAGCGAAAGTCACCGTGTCTCGGGATGGCAAAGTTCAGGCCGAGTACGACACGGGCAGGATCACGCTCGTCGGTTGGGTCCAACGCGCGCCCCGAACCTCGCGCATGTGGATGGCCATCCGGGATGGCGGGCGAGTTGTGACATCCAAAGCGAAACGAAGGAGTGAAGCTGTCGCCGCACTTCTCGCCTTTGTTGGCATCGAAGCGGCCTGAAAACACGCACACAACCACTTGAGGGCGCGCAACCACCACGGATGCGCGCCCTTAGCCATACCCACAGGAGTGACGATGACCGTGCTCACATTCGACTGGCCCAGACCGCCACTCAACGCCAACCAACGCCTCCACTGGGCGCAGAAAGCCAAAGCCACGAAGCGGGTCCGAGCAGCAACGTGCTGGTACGCACTCGCCACAAAGCTCAAGGCCAACTCAAGGATCATCGTGCAGCTCACATGGGTAGTCGCGGACAAGCGGCGTCGGGACAGCGACAACATCTACCCGACGTTCAAAGCCATGTGCGACGGGCTGGTAGACGCTGGCATTGTCCCGGATGACACACCCGAGTACATGGACAAACGCGCACCACTCATCCGCTACGAACCGGGTGGAAGTGCACGACTTGAGCTCAAGGTGACGGCATGAACGTCTTGTCGCTGCCGGCTACACGATCAAGTCTTTGCAACGTTTGAGGAGGGACCGAGCATGAGTTTCATTACCGCACCTGGGGCTATCCCAACCACGTACGCGCATGACGAGAGACCGCACGTGTGTGGCAAGTGCCGCAACCCGTACACGATCGGCAACCCAAACTGCCCCAATGCCCAGAAGAGGTGAGCGCCCATGCCCAGAGACAAGCGGTTGTACATGACGTTCCCGATTGATTTCTGGACGCACCCGAAGGTGTCGCGCCTGTCTGATGCAGCGTTCCGGGCGTTCGTTGAGTCGAATGGTCACTCGCGGATGATCGAGTCTGACGGTCGCATTGAGGCCGAGGATGCCGAGTTCATGTGGCAGCCAGATGTGCTTGCCGAACTGCTCCGATCACATCCGACGCGGCCTCTGATGCTGCGTGTCGAGGATGAGTACGTGTTGCGCGACTACGCGGAACACCAGTTCACGAAGGCTGACCGTGACGCGTTGACGGAGAAGAAATCGCGGGCCGGTAGGGCTTCGGCTGAGTCCCGTGAGCGAGCACGTGTTCAACAGGTGTTGAACACAACCCAACAGGAGCCAACAGGGATAGGGATAGGGAAAGAGATAGGGACAGAAGAAGAACAAGAACCTTTGTCTGACGCTGACGCGTCCGACCATGGTGATCTTCTTCCCCCTAGCTGGCGGCCAAACCAGACGCATATCGATAAGGCCGCTTCCCTCCATCTCGACGTCGACCGTGAACAGTCCCGGTTCCGTGACAACGCTATCCGCACTCAGCGGCGTTTGAAGAACTGGAACACGGGTTTCACGAACTGGTTGCGGAAGGCGGCTGAGTTCAATACGCAGCGGCAGGGCAGACCGGTTGCGACTGGTAAGCCGTCGCCTACGGATCGTATCGCCGCCATCCTCGCGATCGGTGAGCAAGGAGAAATCGAAGCATGAAAAGTTTCGAGATGAAGCGTCTGCTGGCGAAGATCAGCCTGGGTGACAACAGGCAGGTTGATCAGCTGGTGATTGATGACTGGTTGGAGACGATCGGGCATCTCGCCTACCAGGAGGCGTACACGGCTGTTGTGACGCACAGGCGTGAGTCGACCGAGTATCTGATGCCAGGTCACATCACACGCCTTGTACGCCAGCACACACCTCAGCGTGCGGTGACGATGTCGCCTGAGGTCACGGATTGCGGCAACCACAGGTGGATGGGCGATTCGACATGCCTGTATTGCGAGACGAGGAGAGAGACCGATGAGTAATCACATGGCCCCGTGTGCGCGGTGTGGTGTCCAGCGTGAAGCGCGACCGAACGCATCCCTGTGTTCGTCATGCAGGGCCGTGTTGACACCCGTTGAACAGAAAGCTTGGAGGAGATGATGACTGACCCAAGGTTTGGTGAGCTCGAACGGCATAGGCGCGAGCAGCGTGACGTCGATTTCCTTGCCTGTGAACGTGCGGGCATGAGTGCACGGCAGCTTGCGGAACGGTTCGATGTGACATCCCGGACGGTTCAGCGGTGGCGGAAACGGCTTGGTATCAAGTACAGGCAGTACGTGCAGAAGCATCCGGCGTCCGATCACGAAATGGTCGAGTACCTGCTCAATGAGGGGTGTTCGTTTGCGGAGGCCGCTCGCACGGTGGGTGTTTCGGATACCACGATCTATCAGTGGTTCCCGGATCGTAAACCGTGGACGAAGCAGGAGTGCGCGGACTATGCGGTGTTGATTCGCCAGATGGGGAGGTTGGCCGCATGAACGACATGACAGCGATGAGTCACGAGAACGACGGGGGCATCTGCTGGTGCGGCCCAAAATGCGGGCCGTTCACATGGGAGGTGCCGCATGACTGAGGTGGTGGTGTACACGCAACCCAACTGCCAACCCTGCAAAGCCACGTTACGCAGGTTCCGGGAAGCAGGCGTGGTCGTAATCGAGAAAAGTGCAGCCGACTACGTTGACCTACTCAAAGCCATGGGGCATTCGAGTGCGCCAGTCGTGATGACGGGCGTGAACCACTGGCATGGCTACAGACCTGACCTTATTGACGAAGCAATCGAAGCAAGGAGAAATAGCAATGGCTGATGTACAGGTTAAGTCCGCGTTCGTCGACAAGGTGCTCACGGGCAACGACGGCGCATGGGGAGTCAAAACCTCCGAACCCCACTCGCGCAAGAACGACAACGGCGGCTTCGACACGACCGGTCGCACGTTCCGCACGCTCCGCGGCAAGAACATCGACTGGTCACAGTTCCAGGAACGCGACCGCATCGCCTTCTTCGGACGTGAAGAAACCGTCGAACGCGAACATGAGGGCAAGAAGTACTACGACATCCTCGTGTGGGTTGACGGTGTGACAGCGATCCGGTCACAGCCGCCTGCACAGTCCGCACCCGCACAGACACCCACCAGCACCGACACGTGGACGACACCAGGGAGCTTCGGCGATGACACACCATTCTGAACCGCGCCGCCAGATCGGCTTCTCGCTCGTCTACCGGATCATGTGGGGTTTCCTTGCCCTATTCCTCATGGCTCAAGCGTTCTGGGCTGGCGTGACGGTTGCTAACGGAGGGCTTGCAGTATCGACCCTGCTTCTCATGGGTTTCGCAAGCCTCGGACTCACCTTGACTCTGGTTGTAGCTGGCCGGGTCGAAAACCTAGAGACACGCAAGAGCCGGGCGCGCGATGACTGATTCGAAGCCGCGCACCCTCATGTCGCGTTCGGGTTTTTGTGCGTTTCCGTCAACCACCGAACACACCGGATGCCCGAACCGAACATGTTCGTGCAACTGCCACGGGAAGGACACGTGATGAGTGTGACGTTGTGGCGTTGTCCGTCATGCCCACTCATCCTCGTCGGGCCTCAAATCGCAGGCGCCGACGAACACTACGCAACACACAGGAAGGCCACGTGATGAATAGCACGGAAGAAGATAATCCAGGTCGGGCCGTCTGGGGCTGGGGGCTGATTGCCGTCACTGTTTTCATCTCGGGGGGTGGCGTTGGCGCTTCCGGATCATACCCAAACCCGGCCCTATGGTGGGTTGCCCTGGCGATGTTTGTCCTCACGGTCTTTATCGCATCCGTTGTGGGTGCGTACTACGCAGGAAAGAAGCGGCGATGATGTCTGATGGTCTCGCGAAACTCATTGACCCGTGGGTGATGACGGTAAGTGTTGGTGACGGTGAACGTAACCAACACTTCCCACCACTCGTCGATTGGTTGGCCGCACTGGTCACCCCGTCGAACAACTCGCACGGGGGAGGAGGATCACCAGCCACCCGAAACCTTGTCGACGCAATCGCACTCGACCTGATGATTCACATTCAGGACGTGACCCGTGCATGGTTGCAGGAATGGGGTGTCAAAGTAGTCGGCGAACTCAAACTGGACTTGCGCGGTTACTGGGACAAACTCACCAGCCTCCACGACTCCGGCGCAATGGACGACGACACGTACGAACACCTCGCCTCATACCCCGACACATGGGCAGCGAAAATCTGGGATCTCATCGAACCACCCAAACAGGTTCCGCTCAGATCATCCGAATGCCCCAAGTGCGGTGAATCCAAGATCGCAAACCAGGAAGGCGAAAAGTCAGACAACCTACTCATCACCGTACGAGTAGGACACCAGATCACTGCCGAATGCCGCAACCGTGAATGTGCAGCCGTCTGGATTGGCCGTGAAGGACTCGTCGAACTCGGGCGAGCTATCGGGGTTGAGATTGATTTCGACACGCTCATGGAAGTAGTAGCGGAAATAGGTTAAAGTCTGCTATCCTGATAGCGCCTAGAAGGAGTGTCTAAACTCCAAGGCATTTGCTCCCCACCGTCCTCCGGGCCTGGTGGGGTTTTTCATACTCCCCGACAGCTCATGTTTACACGTGGCGAGGCGGGTTGAGAGCCACCGTGACGAGGTGGCAACAATGCGCACGTGACCTCTAGGACGAGGCCCCATAAAACGTGCTGCTAACAAACGAACGACAGCCCCCACCGGTCGGGCACGCACTACGGCACGGGCAACACGTACATCCTGCCCTCTGGTGTGATCCGACCAAAGCGCGCACCCCGTCGTTCCAACACGCTCGAGCCACGTAACGGTGAGGCGAGCACCCTATAACTCGACAGTGCATGTTCGGGGCATATGCCCACCCTGGCTATCTGAAAGGTGACCGTCCGTGTCACGAGCTCGGCACATCCTCCCATCGCAGGTTGAATCCGCGAGAGACAGATTCGAATCGAAGTTCCACCGCACCGAAGGTTGCTGGCTTTGGCTGGGAGCGAAGGTGCGACGGTACGGATATATGACGCATCACGAACTGCATGGACTCTATGCGCATCGCGTTTCCTACCTGCTCTATGTGGGGGCTATCCCGGATGGGATGTTGGTCGACCACACCTGCCATGAGCGGTCATGCGTCAACCCCGGACATCTGAGACTTGCGACTCCGAAGCAGAACACGGAGAACGTTTCTGGACTCAGGTCTACGAACACCTCCGGGTTTCAAGGAGCCTACTTTCACAAGAAGTCGGGGAAGTGGCAGGCCACTGCGCTTCACGACGGGCGCATGCATCACTTTGGTTTTCACGAGACTGCCGAACTTGCGGGACTCGCCGCCCGCGAAGGTCGCAACCAGCTGTTCACTCACAACCTCATCGATCGGAAGGGTGCGGCGTAATGCCTCTCGCAACCCGTGGCGCGAAGGTAGCGCCCAGAACCAAGTTCGAACAATGGATCGACTCACTCAACGAAGAGCACAAGTCGATCGTCCTCGGATGGCTCAACGATCCCTGGTACTCCAACTCACGCATCGTCACCATGATCACCGACGACGACCCTGAAGACGGGTTCTTTGGTTACCGGGCGAACAAGGACACGATCGCAGTCTGGCGGAAGGCCAACCATGTCGCTCGCTAGCCGGTCAGACGCAACCGAGCCCAACATCCCGATGGGAACTGTGGATGTTGGCCCTGACGGTGGAGAGTTCAAGGACATCAAGTCTGAGACCCCGATCACTGACTGGTCTGACGTGTTCGCCCAGTTCGGCCTAGACCCGAAATCCTTCTCCATCGTCGATGACACCGTGCGCATGTCCACATGGCAGTCGTCTAAGCGCACCGAGTCGGGTGACCGCGACGTCATCAACCTGTACTCGTATCGGGCACAGTTCAGACGCCTTACCGGCGCTGAGATCGAGCTTCCTGCACTGTACGCGGAGGGTCGTCGTAAGCCACGTGCACAGGTCAAGACGACGCCGGCTAAACGAGTGACCGTTGTTGCCCTGTCTGATGTTCAGGCGGGCAAGGTTGATCACCGTGGCGGCACACCCGAACTCATCGACCGGCTTGCGGGTATGCGTGAACGACTCGCCACACACCTCAAGCAGCGGAAACCACAGTCGACAGTGCTCGCTGAGGTTGGTGACCTGTTCGAAGGTTTCGAATCCGGCGGCAACCCCATGTTCACCAACGACCTGTCACTCTCCCAGCAGATGGATCTAGCTGGGACCGAGCTGTACAAGTTCATTGAGGTCATGCACCGTCACGGACATGTAGACGTCATGTCGGCGCCCAGCAATCACACTGCCTGGCGCAACGGCAAACAGAACCTCGGGCGTCCCGGTGACGACCTCGGCATGTTCGTCCACCGCCAAGTACGCAAGGTCACTGATGTGGCCGGTATCGACGCCACGTGGACGTTCAGTGACATGTACGACGAATCCGTCACCCTCGACATCCTCGGAACCGTCTTGGGCATGGTGCACGGTAACCAGTTCTCACCCGGCCAAGCTGTCACATGGTGGCAGAAGCAGCAGCACGGCGGAATGCCCATGGCCCGCGCCGACATCATGCTCAGCGGACACTACCACCACCTGACCGTCATCCCCTCAGGTCGCAACCCAAACACGGGACGACAGAAGTGGTGGTTGCAAGCCTGTACGACCGACAACGGTTCGTCCTGGTTCCGCAACATCGGCCCCGGTGACTCCGACGCGGGCCTACTCGTCTTCGACATCACAGAAGACGGATTCGATTTGCAGTCCCTCACGGTGCTGTAACCAATACTTGTCCACCCCCGCGCAAACCGCCCATAGGCAGAAGCCGTATCAGTAGGCACCTGGCGCTGAGGTTGTGTGGACTTGAACCCTGAGGGCCGGAACACACACGTTCCGGCCCTCACCCTTTCGTGCAGGGAGCTGATCGTGGATGAAAACGAAGACTTCACTACCGCAACCTGCGACGCATGCGGCACAAACGTTCGTGCCCGCGGTGTCATCTCACTACCCAGCGGACGTGTGCTCGCCTACTGCTTTCATCATCTGAACCGTCATAGGTCAGCCGCGGAAGCAATGGGTGCACTCGTCGTCGAACTCGTCACTGTCTGAAAGGCAGAAAGCTCATGGAGAGCGATCGACAACTCATGCACGACGTCGCAGTGATCCACTTCGACGGTGAAGGCGAATGGTGCCTGCCCACCGAATGCCACGTAGGTGAAGACGATGACTGATTGCCCGGTCACGCACACCATCGACTACGACAGCCTTGACTGTCACCTCCCCGCAGGACACGCAGGCCCACACAAATGCCGCGCTGAAGCCGGCGACGTGTGGTGGCAGAAAGAACGGATCACCCGATGAGTGACGACACGCGCGCGAACCTCGAAGACTCAATCAGCGCACACATCGCAGACGCATTCCCCGGCGACTACACATCCGGTTGGGTCGTAGTCGTCGCATCCTCATCACTTGAAAGACCCGACGCCACCAACTACCGGCTCGTCTCACCAGATGGTCAACCATTCCATGTCGATGATGGGTTGATCAACGTTGGCCGGAAGATCATCAGTGACGCGTGGGACGAAGACGGCGACGACGATGACTGAAACGGCGGACAGGCTGGCGCGCGCCCGAGGTAACGCCATCTATGGCGGCAGATTGTCGAGCCTCGGCGCGATGGGTAGCCCGATCATGACACACGCCCTCACCGGGCGCTCGGATGGTCGGCCTTCTTGGATAGGGCGACCCAAGTGGGCGAAAGAACCATTTTCGCCGCTTGACGAAAATGGTGTCGATGTGCTCGCTGCTGAGGTTGAGAGTGATGACTGAGCTCGCGTTCAACATTGCTGGCTGGGGATTCACGGTCGGACTCGCAATCTACGGGGCCGCGATCCTCTGGCTACACACCTGGCTCAAATCTCTCGAACGCAACGAAGCGGAAGACGAGAATGAGTGACGTGCGCGAAGTGAGCGAATACCACGAATGGCATGCCGGAACGCTCTACGGGATCGGTGAAAGCATTGACGATGCGATGCGCGAACTCATCGAAGCAACAGGTTTCCCGCGTATCATTCGCCGCATTCTGGATGCACTCTGATGCGTGTACTCAAGTGGACAGCAACAGGCATCACACTCGCCATCCTGGTTTACGCGCTACGCCAACCAGCGCTCGCATACGTCTTCCACCACAACGAAGAAGTACCCACCGCGGCAGGCTGGCAACCCAAAATGCGCACATGGATCAAAGGGGTTGAACAACATGGGAGCGAATGACAAACTCGCCGCCACGTTCCACCCCAGACCCACATACCAATGCGCCGGATGCAACCGCACCATCATCATCCCACTAGCCGGTATCAGCAAATGTGTCTGCGGCGTACGACACCACCCAAACACAAAGGCGTCATCGTGACAGAACTGCGCCACGACGAACACCCATGCCTCGACTGCGGCACCATCTGGACAAGCGAATCAGCAATGGAACGATGCGACTGCGGCGACACAACAGCCACACTCTCACCCTCCAAAAGCAGGGTCAGATACGACTTGGGTTACGACTAGACCCTGAACTCCACACCCCACACAGATGCCCTCGCCAACGTGCGAGGGCATCTGTCGTTAACGAGGTGAACATGCGTGAAGGACGAAGTGATGCGCTCCGCAAGAAACACCGAGCCATCATCGCCAAAGCAAAACCCTCATGCCACATCTGCGGGAAGCCCATCGATTACACGCTGCCCTACCCAGACCCAGGATGCTTCGTTGTTGACCACCTCGTGCCGATAGCAAAAGGCGGGTCAGATGCGATCGAGAACAAGAAGGCCGCTCACAATGCCTGCAACTCAAAGAAGCGAGCACGAGACTACGCCCCGATCATCCGCCGCTCGGGAGCACTCGAGTAAGAAGCGTCCATGCTCAGTCTGCGGCGAACCAGCATGGCTCACCCGAGGCAAGCAAACAGTCACGCACAAGGCATGTCAAAGCTCACCTCATGGCACTCGAGGTCGATACGACAGCGGATGCAGATGCCCCGAATGCAAGGCTTTCATGACCCGTCGTCAGGCCGAGTACATGGCTCGCAGGCGAAGCAACCCCGTCGCCGCCCTCCAATGCTCCGAGCCCGCCTGCACCACCACTCGCAAGGCGCACGGGCTGTGCGTCAAGCACCTCAAGCGAAAGCAGAGGGCTGAAGGCACATGGAAGCCATCGCCTTCAGACGCGTGGAACACCCCCAAGAACCTAGCCAAGTACAAGGCCCGCAAGGCTGCGCTCCGAGGCGCGTCACGAGTCGGGGCTAACTTCACCGTGCATGATCTGATTGCGCGAGATGGCAGAGCATGCGGCATCTGTCTCTCGCCGATCCCGGACGTGCAATACCCAGACATGGCAAGCGCATCCATCGATCATGTCGTCCCCATCTCCAAGGGTGGAGAACACTCGATGCAGAACGCGCGCGCCGCTCACCTACGCTGCAACATTGCTCGAGGCAATCGAGACTGACATTCGAATGCGTGTTCGATACCAGGGGGAGTGCCCCCTCAGGTCCACACCTCGCAGGT